TAACCAATGAATTCTTTGCTGGGTTAACCAAGCATCATAGCACCATGGGTATCTAAATGGTTTATATACTGGATTTCCTGATAGTAGTCCTGATTTTTTATTTATCATTTTTATTAATTAGACCCTGCACACCATGCCAGTAAAAATAGAGTCGCGAGTAAAATCATTGTAAAATATCTTTGTCTTCTTCGATACGCTTTTGCTCTTAAAAAAACTGATCTTTGAAGTTTTAATGTTTTGTATTTCATAGCACCTACCCATTATTGACATGACTCGCATTCTCCAGTTTCATCTATCACAAGACCTTCTGATTTTACTTCACGACATTTACAATCATCACAGGTGCACACTCCGTATACGTCGGTATGGAACTCACCATCACAATGACACTTACAATTACAATTTTTACACTTCTTCATTTTTTTCCTCAATTCCATAGAAGAATTTATCAGTATCTTCTGTTTTCCATTTACCACTATCTTCAACATTCCAATCAGAAGTTTGAACCTTCCAATCAAATGGAACTTCATCTTTAACAGTAAATGAAGGAATACTCCATATAATTCTATTGTTGGGTTGTGCTGCATAATTTCCATCCTCTAAAGCCAGGATGTGGGCGCACTTATGTTCGTGCGGGATCTCTGAATGGTCAGTATCCACTATATTACTCTCTGGATGTGCCCAGTCAACAGTAAAGAGATATGCACCTGGATGCCACTTCTTGTCTTTTCCAATAAATCTACCTGATTGTCCATCTAGGATATCAAAAGAAGTAACGCTAGGATAGTAACTGAAACAATTCCAAAGCTCCAGCTCGTCCAGTCGCATCCTAGGAACTTCTTTGACATTAAACCCTCTTTGAATGAAGGCCGAAATTGGCAGCCGATAGAATACAGCACCATTTTCCATGATTGCATGAAAGAGGATAGGACGTCCTGTAATAGACGCCAGGCCAAATATAATGCAGTCTTCAGCTTCTCCATGATGTTCTTTAAGATCGTAGAGATATTCTCTCCTGATCTGTGCATAAGTCACAGGAATGTTTGCATTTAAATAAGCCATACCTCATAGCTTAAGCTAAAAAATAAAGGGCAATGATTATTATCACTACAGCGACGGCTCCTTTTGGATGCGCCTGTGCTAGTGCCCATAGTTGTTTAAGTTTGTTCATAGTTTTCTCCTATTTTTTATTTTATTGTACCCCAATTTGGTCCCGATTCATAGTCTACTTTATTAGGAACTTCAAGAGAAACAGCGTCTTCCATAACACTTTTTATTAGTTTTGCTTGTTTTTCATCTTGAACAGATATATCTAATTCATCATGAACTTGTATGTGTGGTATAATTCCTTCTTTATGTAGTTCTAACATTGCTTTTTTAGTCATGTCAGCCGCGCTTCCTTGAATTAATTTATTTAAAGCTTTGTATGTGTAAGCTCTTTTAATCCCTGGTCCGTGTTCCGTGAGCGCTTGTTCATGTGGCAATGCTTTATGAATCCCGAATTGATTTGGTTCCCACAATGGAAACCTACACAATCTTCCAAGTAGTGTTCTTATTCTTCCAGAGTCTTGGGCTCTACGCATTACATTATCCATAAGTTGTTTTACAAATGGAACTTTGTGATGATATTGTTTAAATAGTCCTTCAGCTTTTTCTTTACTCACTCCTAGTTCAGCTTGTAATTTATTTTTCCCCATACCATAGAACAGGCCAAGATTTATAGTCTTAGCCTGTGATCTAGGTATCTCTGCCATGTCTGCGACGACAGTATGGAAATCAGCATCTCCAGAACGATACGCTTCCAATACTTCATCCACTCCATAGAGATTCTGTAAAGTTGCATAATGAACCACCAACCTAGGCTCTTGCTGAGAATAGTCAAAACAACCCCATGTATGGCCCTCCTCGGGTATAAATAATGACCTAATAGCTGGTCCAAGCTCTTTGTTTCTAGCTGGAACCTGTTGGAGATTTGGGTTTGAATAACTGAATCTTCCAGTTACCGTTCCACCATTGTCTCCTCTTAATTGGTTAATTTCTGCGTGGATTCTTCCCTTGTGAGAATGTTTTAATATGGTATCAATGAATGTGGTATGGGCTTTATTTATTTCACGAGCCCGGGCTATATGTTTCACCAGTGGGTGGGGGTGATTCTGTAAAAAGTTTTTAGTAAAGGAAGGTGCGGATGTTTTCTCGGTTCTATCATAGTCTAGTTTCAGTTTATCAAAAACTTGTGAAATGGATCTTGCTGCCCATATTTGGACATCTATTCCTGTTTCTTTTTTTACTTTCATTAATGATTGTTTTTCTTCTTCAAGTAATTTGGTTTTTAACTTATGAGCAGCTTCCACATCGACGCGCACTCCCTTAAATCTCATCTCAACTAAACACGGAAACAATTCTGTTTCCATATCCATAATTGAATTTATATCTTGAAGATTAATTTCTTTTTTAAGTTCTTGCCATAATGCTAAAGTTATCTCAGCATCTTTCTCTGCATATGCACCCACATAAATGGCAGGTAGTTTATACATCTCTGCTTTAGGGTCAACCCCCCAACTTTTAGCAGCTTCATATAATTCTGTTTCATTCTTTCCTTTTCCAGTGTATCTTTTACTACAGTTGTTTAAGTCATAACGCATTTGATTTTCATCAACCAAAGCCGATGCTATCATTGTATCGACTATTTTACCGTTAACACTTAAACCTAGGGCCCTAATCCAACATACGTCATACATGGCGTTGTGAAAAATTTTTGTGGCTGATGTATTTAGTATACCTTGAAACCATTTTAAAACTTTTTTACGATCCATGTTACCACCACCTTCGTGAGCGATAGGAAAATAAAGTGCTCCATCTTTTACTGCGACAGCTATTCCTACTACATCTCCTCTACCAACCACTGAACCTGATCCCATCTTAATTAAATCTGGGTCTTTAGTTTCTAAGTCAATTGCTATTTCATCATATTTAGATAAATCTGGAAATTCTTCTGGTGGTAACCATTCAGTTTGTGGTGTAAAAAGGGGGATTTGCATCATGAATAATCTCTATCAATTGCCATCTGACAATAGTGAATTGCTTTTTCCAAATCCTGTCTTTGTCCTTTCTGCTTGTGTCTGCACAAATATTTTATAGCGTTTCCTTCGGCGAAGGGTAAGTTATTTTTATTTATAAACTCTGATGGCTGAATGGTCATCGATTGATAGTGATCTCCTCCAACTTGTTTTTTATAAACGTCGCTCATATTCTAAATGCCTTGTTATATTGTTTAGGTTCTATAATATGTAAATTTTCTTTTGTTCGTGTTGCACCAACATAAAATAACCTGTTTTCATCATCAGGATTCCTTTCGTAGGTTTCCATTGTGGTTTTAGTTAAGTCGGTTAATAGAACCACATTTTGTGATTCTCCCCCCTTAGCCGCATGGATAGTAGAAAGTTCTATTCTTGGTTTTTTATTTAATTGTTCACCATTAGCCCGCATCTTTCTTAAATATTCTATACGTCGAGAGCCAGCGTCGTCCAATGCTTCAAACCAAACTTTTTTAGTTTTTAATCCAAAGTCTTTAGTTAATTGATCTATTCCATAAAATGATCCTTTTGTCATACCATGCATTAATGTTTTATCCCTGTGTTCCGGAGACATATACTCATAAATTTTTTCTATTTGTTTATAAGATAATAACTGTCCTTGACGTAAATGTTCCCAGTCTATAGCTGCTTCTTGAATATCTTTTTCGTAACTTCTTTTATATCTATTCTCATAATACAATCCTTTACGATATAAAGAATCTTCTATTTCTTTTAACATTAATTTTGTTCGTGCTAATATTAACCACTCTCCTTCTGACATATCCACAGAATCAATATCAAAATGTCTACGTAAACTTCCTTCGTTAGTTTTAGGTTGCCACGTTTTATCTATTCTATGTTTAATTCTATTTATAATTCCCATTGCTAAAGTATGAACTTTAGTGGGAATTCTAAAAGATTGAGTTAAGGGTAAATTAATCATTTGATCTTGTAGAGCTATAAAAGAATCTACATCAGCACCAGCCCATCTAAAAACAGCTTGGTCATCATCGCCTGCAATAAAAGAATCTTCGCTTTTATTCCATATAGTTTTGGTCATATCCCATTGCATGAGAGATAAATCTTGAGCCTCATCAATGAACACTACATCAAATTTTGGAGAGAGATCTGACTTGATAAAATTTAAAATCATGTCATTAAAATCAATTAAGTTATATTCTTTTTTGTATCTCTTTAATTCATTATTAATAATAATTAATTTATTTAGTTCTAAGTCTTGTGTGTGTTCTCTCTTATTATATTGTTGTTCAGGTGTAA